CAAACGATGTTTGCCCCGTGCCGCCAGCCGTAGCTGGGACAGTTTTCCAACCAATAACTTGAACCGCCGCCGCATTGTCTTTGTAGAACAATTTGCCATCGGTAATGTTGATCGCCAACTCACCATTGGCAAGATTAGCCGCCAGCGGCACATTGGTTGTTGTGCTGCTGTAATACAGTTGGATGGGGGTGAAGCCTGTTTGCGCCATGTTTAACCTTAATTGAACATGACTTCAATTAATGAAGTGTTTGGCGGTGCTTGTGAAAATGTCAAAGTTGTGCCTGACACGGTATAAGTGTTTTTCTGTTGATACACGCCATTAATATATACAAACGTGTAGTTTTCACCCAAAGATGCCGAACTTAACGTATATACGGTCTGCGACCCAGTGCCAGTGAAGTTTTGAACTTGAAATTCCGCTGCGCCAACGCCAGAAATATTGTCATAAGTTGCAATTAATGTGTTTGCCGCCGTAAAAATTGAAAACTTATAAGGAGTGGCAATTAACCAAATTTCTCCAGTTGGCACACGCCCAGCAGAATTTAAAACAATTGGATTTGAATGGGCGATGTTTCCCGCTGATGTGGTGTAACTTGCTTGCGGCGTTGTTGTTCCTGCTATGTAGGTGTATATCAACCCACCCGATAACACAGTGCCATCGTTATTGAAAAACTGCCACCCAGCGCCGCCGATTGGTGATAAAAATACTGACATCTTGATTCCTCAAATGCTCGGTGTAAAAACCTGGGGCAACCAGGGGGCGACAACCACCCGTTGGGTTGCTGCAGCTTGCGCGTCTAATCGGGCCTCAACCTGTGCGCCAATGTCAGCGGTCACCCAGCCGATCACAATATCCTCGGTCACATCAGCAAATGGAGTGGTCAGTTTTGGCTCGGCAAACTTCCACCAGCCCTCGGTTTCCACCCCATTTTTAGCGCAGAAATACCGTGCGCCTGTGATCAGGTCACCATCAGCTTGGATTTCCAAGATTTTCCACATCAGAATGTGCCCCCTGTGACCCCGCCCGTAGCGGTCAGAACGCCCGTGGATGGATTAAATTTGAGTTTAGTGGATGATACCTTGATTGGCAAATTTCCTGATGTAGAAGTTACCCAAGACAAGTACATATCTGTTGCGGTGCTAGTGTCATCAGTCACCGCCACATTGGTTGCGTTTGTTGCGGTTGTCGCTGTGGTTGCAGACCCTGCTGACCCGTCAATGTTTACGCCTGTCAGTGATTGGCTGGCGCTTGAACGATTCAAAGCAATCGAGGTTGTCCCAATGTACAGGCTTGAGTTACCCAAAACTGCGCTTGGAATTGTGCCCGACAACTGACCCGCTGGGAGACTTGTCAGGCTTGCACCCGACCCGCTGAATCCTGTGGCGGTCAGTAATCCAGAACTGGGGTTGAAGTTGTACTTTGTGGAACTGACCAGCGTGGTCGCCAAATTACCCGTAGTTTGATTAGCAAACAGGGGATAACGAACCGCATTTGTTGTTGTGTCGTCTGTGACCGTAGCGTAAGCCGTGGGAGTTGTCCAGGTTGGTGCGCTAGACCCCGCTGATGTTAAAACTTGCCCCGCTGAACCCGTTGCACCCGACAAAGCCAATGTGCTGTTGAAATCAATGCTAGTGAACTTACCCGTGGTTGGTGTTGTTGCGCCAACTGTCCCGTTAATGTTGATTGAGGCCGTACCCGTCAAGTTGGTGACTGTGCCGCTTGATGGTGTGCCCAAAGCCCCGCCATTGACTACAAAAGCCCCAGCAGTGCCTGTATTCACGCCAAGGGCAGTGACTACACCTGTTCCCGTTGTGACCGTGCTAGGCGCTACACCAGCCCCGCCACCAACCATCAAAGCATTTGCCGCCAACAGCGCAGACGATGCCCAGGCCGTTGTGCTTGTGAAATAAGGTATGCCGCCACTTGTCCCCGCCACAGTCAGCGCCAAAGTTCCGTTTGTGGTGATGGGTGAACCAGCAACAGAAATGATGCCGCCCGTGAAAGTCTGAGCAATTGATGTGACCGTACCCACAGTTGGCGTGGCCCAAGACGGCAAACCCGCCGCCAATGTCAATACTTGACCGTTTGTACCAGCACTCAAAAATGCTGTTGCGCCAGACCCGCTTTGATAGACAACCGCCCCAACCGTGCCCCCTGCAATATTGGTTGCAGATGTTGCCGTAGTAGCGTTGCCCGATATCGAACCCGTGATGGTGTTGGTCACCGTCAAATTGCCCAATGTCCCCAAACCTGTGATGTTTGAGTAACTGCCCGACAACCTGGCGCTGTCAATCGTGCCGCTGGTAATCTGAGTTCCTGCGATGGCAATGCTGGTACTTCCCGCCAAAGTCAATTGTCCTTGGGCATTGACCGTAAAAGTGCCCACTGATGATGCCGAACCGTATGCCGCCGCCGTCACCCCTGTATTGGTGATGCTGAATGTGTTGCCTGTCAGGGTCAGTCCTGTCCCTGCCAAATAAGACCCAGCGCCTGAGAATTGCGACCAATAGATCGCGGTTACATCAATCGTGCCGCCTTGGTTTGAAGTACACACCCAGCCCGTATCAGCTAGGGTTGTGCCAGATTCAATAAACGTGAACGCTGATGGAACTTCTGCCCATGTATTCATGTCGACAGATCGCGCCCAAGTGCCAGATGCCGCCACATAAATGCCGTTAAACTGGCTCAGAACCTGATTCTTGACCAGAATCCTGTCCCCAACGGACAGCGTAGAAGTCCAATCACCATTTGCTTGAACCGCCAATCCAGACAGCGTGATGTTGTTGGTGGTTGAGTACACACAGGATGCTTTTACATCTAAACCCTGCGCCACCGAATCCACATAGCCCTTATTTGCAATGTCTGTGTCGCGAGTTGGAGTTGTGGTGATCGTGCCCGTTACCGTGCTAATGTTGGTAAACGTGGCGTTTGCAGGGCCATAAAAAGGCGTTCCAGCAGGGCCAACAAAATACTGAAGGGCATAGGTTGGCTCAGGGGCAAACACCCCTTGAACTGGAACAAAATTAGTGGTCTGGGTGACCGCTGTGGTCATGTTTTACTCGTAGTAAACAGTGATACTTGCAGTCCCAGAAATTACAACATACAACCCGTTTTCGGTTGTGATTCCATTGTAAAAAAGATAGTTTGTTGCCGCTGTCATCACAAACGTATCAATAATTTTTGCACCCGTACCAGTAGTTTGAGTATCGTAAACAGTAACCGTAGGTGAACTTGTTGCACTGCTACAAAAAATGCCCATCAACTTTGCGGCTTGATTTTTGATATTTGCAGTTGCAGAAATTTGTGCGTAATTAGACATGGCTTAGCCTTTCAGTTCATCAAATTATATGCTTTGAAAAAGAAAAAGCCACCCCTTTTGAGGGCGGCTCTTTCACTTAGTTCATGCCGTTTTAAGGCAGGAAGCTCAGGTCGTAACCGTAGATAAACACATCGGCCGTTGCCGCTGCGCCTTGAACGGTGGTGTTGCGAATGTAAAGGGGTGTGCCCGTAACAGCATCGGTGGATGTTGCTGCGGTCACAACCACTTTAGCTGCGGTGGTGTTGCCAGACAAAGCATAAGTCGATTTGACTGCCGTACCCGTTGCGCCTGGGCCTGTATAAACTGCCAAATAAGCAGTATCCAAGCTGATAGACGCATTGGTCACGATGATGCTTTGAACGCTGACACGGCCTGACACCAAAATTGGTGCAATGGTATCGGCAACTAAGTTGAGGTTAACGCCCTGTGCAGAGGCAATCAAGCGCAAAGCCTGATTGGTTGCCAAATTACTGGGGTGGTTGGTGACAGTGGTAGCTGCGCCTGGATTTGCCATGATGATTTCTCCAAAAGTTAATGGTTAAGCTGCAACGCGGCAAGCCAGTTCGGGGTACAAAGGCGCCCAGCCGTACAGCACATCAACGCGAGTCGGAATCGAATCGTTGTTAATAGTGTACTGACGCACGACACGCATTGACAGGCCCAGTTCCTTGTCGCTTGCACGACCAGCAAACACAACGCCATCAGGCAATTCCAAGTCAGCCGTAGCCAAGGTGTATGCGTTTTTGTGCATCACGATGTTTTGGGGCGACACAGTGCCTGTTTTGTTGAACGGGGTCACAACAGCGGTAGAACTGGTGCTGGTAACGCTCACGTTTTGGAACTGCCCACCAGTGATGACAGCGGGGCTGACGGTCACAGAGGTAGTCCCAGAAGTGGCAACAGTCACAGCGGTGGTCACAACAAAATTACGCAACTTGCCCGAACCGTATGCGCTACGGTTTTGGGGGTTGACAGCGTAAATGTTAGCGATCTGGATGACATCGCCTTGTTGCAAACCAGCGGTAGCGGTGGTGGCAGTCAGTGCAATGGTGGACGTTGAGGCCCAACCAGTTGACAAAAAGCCAGTTGCCGTTGCCGTATCGCAAGCCAGGGTAGCAGTGGAATAAGACCCAAACGTCTGGTTCACAACGTTTTGATCCATTTTCCAGTTCATGCCAGCAGAGTCACGGCCCATCATGCCTTTTTGGTATTGCTTGCTGATTGTGTCTGATGGAACAAACAAACCCTTCAAGCTGTCCACAATGGTTGCGCCCGTGAAAGGTTCAACAATACATGAACGGCGACCATCACGGGGTGCGCCTTCAGCGTCCAGATATGCACCAGCGGTCAAGTAGGTAAGCAAGGAGGTTGGGGGAGTGCCAGCCGTACCAACAATGTTGGCGGTGCTGTTTTTTGCCATCGTCAGACCGTCAAAGTCGATCTTGTTGGCAATAGCTGCCACCGCAGGTTTGAGCACTCGATCTGAAAATGCGTCCAACGAAAGTGCTAAATCAACTGTCGTAAACTGGGTGTCAACGTGAAACTGAGTGCTTAAGGTTACAGGCACTGAAGTTTCGTTGAAGTCCTCAACGTTCAATGCTGGCCCTGTTGTGCCCAGAAACCTTCCAGGTCTGCGGACATTCAAAGTGTTTCCGATCTTTGCGCCTGTGACGGCAAATTGATCGTCATAGTTGCGGTCAACCTCGCTGGAGAAGGTCAACTCGTTTTCCAAGACCATCAACGCTTCGTTGGTGATCATGGAGATGGTAAGCAGATTGTTGCTCATTTCATTTCCTTAAAAAAAGATTGATTTTCAGCGGATTCGTCCAGCAAGTCGTGCGGCTTTGTAGGCTTGATATGACCCTTCAAATTTACCATTGCTGGTAAGGGGCACATCTCTGCCGTTTGCCGCCGATCTGATTGGGTTAATCGGCGCTGGCGCTTTACTTTTCCCAACGACAGTTTTAGATGTTGGCTCAGTTTTTTCATACTGGGCCTCTAGCTTTCCAATGCTTCTTAAAGCCGATGCCACCGTCATGCCTGAAAGTTTTTCTGCGAACTCGGGATTCTCGGCAAGGTGATACAGAATGCGTGGCCCTACATCTGATTCAAAAATTGCGTCCCGCACCTCGTTGCTCACAACAACGTCAGCAGACCCAACCATATCGTCAAAATCAGGCATCTCAGACTTGGCAGCTTTGACCCGTTCAGTCCAGGTGTTGATTACCTTTTCCCGTTCGGCTTGCTGTTTCGCCTGTGCATCCTTCTGCTTTTCCTCGCCCATCCTTTGTTCAACCCGATAGTCTGTCAACGCCTTAGCGTATTCATACATATCAGAAAAATTCTCTGGCTTGGGTTCACCAGTTGGTTGGGTTTCTGCTTGTCCCCGACCTTCTAATTCCCTAACTTTGGCCTCTAAAGATTCCCTTGCTTCCCGTTCCCGCTTGGCTTCTTGCCTTGCTTCTTCGCGTTGCTTGGTTATCTTTTCAAACCTCAATTCCAGCTTTGGATTGCGTTTTCTTTCCTCTGTCGCTGTTGCTTCATCTTCCCCAAGCGGTTCACTCTGGATTTGCGTTTCTGTCGGCTCTGTGGGAGTTTTCTCAACCACAGCCTCAACAGGCGCTCTGTCAGCTAAACCCATCTTCTTGGCGTTGAACTCAGCTAAATTTTCACTTGTCACCACGTTAGCGGCAACTTTTGGTGCTTCTTGCACTTCAGACATGGATTACTCCAAGAATTTACCCAGTTGACCCAACTGGTAAGGTTTGGGCGATATTACCCGAAATCATGTCAATGTCAATTACTGCGGCATTCCTTGTATAAAGGGACTTCCACCTTGGCTAATATCCTGGGCGGCAAACTGAGCATATTGCCCTTGTTCGGCGTTTAATCGCTCAATTTCGCCCATCAATTGGTTGGGTGACATTCTTGCCAGCAGAATTTTGACCAAGGCATCAATTTCGGTCTTGTTTTGGCTAGTGATGCTGCGGGTGTTTTGGTCATTAACCCGAACCTCTGCCATTGTTTCGGTGTTATGCGCCTTGGCGGTCACTTCCATCAGCTTGCGCTTAGTTGCGCCTTCCTCTTTGATCTGGGCCACTTGCGCCCTGTTGTTGATCTCCAAACCAGCCGCTTGCAATTGCTGTTGCAGTTGCTGAATCATCTGCTCAGACTGTGCTAAACGCATCTGGGCTTCTGGCGGTATATCTGACTTTTCGTCAATGTTTGCCATCGGATTCATGGCGGCAAGGCGGTCAGCAATCACATCTGCGCCAGGGAAATCCATGTTTCTAAATACCAAATCCCCCGCAATATTGAACAATTCAGCGTTGCCTGTCAGCAATGGCATCATGGATTCCACCGCTTGCTGGCGCTTGGTTTGAAATCCTGGGCCTGTGTCCATCACCACATCGTATTCGCCCACGGTCACATCGTTTAGAACCTCGCCAATCTCGTTGGCCTCGTTAATCGTGGTCATGTCGGGCTGACCATCCGAACCAATAATTCGCATTACCCGCTGGGTGTCGTAAATCTTAGGAATCAGGTCAAGAATGATGCGCCCAGTTTGAGCAATTGAACGGGTCAAATTGTCGTAAAAATGGAAGTTAGACAGATCAACCTGATTCTGTTGCCCCGCCAATGCCTTGCCTGAGATATTCCCGCTTGGCAATTGGTTGGGGTCAAGAACGCCCAAGACCATCTGCAAATCAGCAGAAATTGCCCCTGCCGCTTCCATAATTCCCGCTGGTGGCGGCTCGGGCTGCAGTCGCACAGGTGCTGGCGCTGGTACGCCTTCAATGTCTTTTTGCTTGTATCTCAACACAGGCATGGACTTAATGTTAGCCATTGCCCATTCATTTTCGTGACCTTCGTCTTGACCCTCTGCCAGCAACCATTTGGCCTTGGGTGCAAGCGCCACACTCTCGGTCATGCTGGTGCGCCAGAAGTTGTACATCCGCTGGGGGTCTTTGGCAAACCGAACCAGACCGTATTTCTTGCGCTTGTCATCCACAATGACTTGTGCGCCATAGCAAGGCACAACAGGAATATATTTCCCCGCCCAGGTCTTTTCTTCTAACACTTCCATTGCGGTCATCTTGACCCATTTAACGGCCTTGCGGAATGAGTCCCGTTCATCCACCACAGTCAACCCTGCGGCCTTAACCCGTGCAAAAAAGTTGGTGTCGCTATCTTTAAAATATGTTGTGCCGTCACTCAGCAAATACAGCTTGGCACGTTCACGCTCAATATAAAAATACTCGGCAATCCGAATATCTTCTTTGGTTACCCAGGCAGATGTGTCATCCCCTGTGCTGCGTTGCTGAAAGTTAGCCCCATCGTTTGCGCCTGGGTACATTTCCCGAAATATCTTCTTGTCCAGGACGGTGGTGATCAAACAGCGCTCGGCATCCGAACCATCTGGCCTGATGCTGTTGGGGTCAAAATAAACGGTAAAAGGGTTGTCAATCGCATCAATATAGATTTCTTGATCGAATGAATCTTCCCGCACATACTTGTAATTGATGCGCCAGTAACCCCAGCCCATCCGCACGGCATAGTCAAATGCGGTGTCATAGGCGGTGTCGGCGCTGGAATTGACCTCAATGTGACGGGTGATGCCCTCAATAACCTGGGCAATCTTGTAGTCGGCAAGGTTGTTGACGGGGTGAACCTTGATGCGTGGGCGCTGCATCCTTTGCTGGTTGGTCACCTGTCGGATATAGGCATCAATCTTGTTGATCGTGAGACATGGGCGGCTTTCCAGATTGCGGCTATTCTGAATCTCAACGGGCCATTGGTCACCAGCGGCAAATTTAATGTCGTTTAGCGCCTCGGCTCGGTTTGTGGAGTCCGAATCATTGACCAAGCGCCAGAACTTGATCGCCTCGTTGATCTTTGAATTTGCGCCGTCTGCATCTTGGTAAGCCATATAAACCCCTTTGGGCGATTATCCTATCGAATTTGAAGGCGGTCTAGCCCATCCACGAACCCGCTGTAACAATCATTTGCTTCTTGCGTTTGGTGGGTTCTTTAATCATAAGCCCAATATACCTAAAGGCATCTGCCCCGTGGGAATAATGGTCGTGTAGCGGGTTGCGGCTGAACTGCCCCGTGTCTGGGTCAACCTCATACCTGTAATGTCTCAGGCAAGCCAGCCCATCGGCGGTGTGTTCACGGTCAAAGTAACAGTTCGAAAATATTGTCCTGGCGGCGTTGATGGAGTCCAGAATCGGCACTCTAGGCAGGATGGTGGTTTTATGTCCTGCCGCCCTCACAATGTCATCAATAGACCTTCCCGCGGCTGCCAGGGTCTTGTTTTCAGCATCATGGGGTAACCAAATGGTGTCGTAAACATACCCGTAGGTTTGCATGGTCGC